ATCAAAAAGAAATTATGGATGCTGCTAATGATCATAGAATTAATACAATTGTTTTTATGAAATCTGCACAGGTTGGAGCTACTGAAATACTAAATAACATAGTAGGTTATTTTATAGATCAAGACCCATCTCCTACATTAGTTTTGCAACCTACATTAGCTATGGCTCAAGCATGGTCAAAAGATCGTTTAGCTAATATGATTCGTGATTCAGAAAAATTAAGAACTAAAGTAAAAGACCCAAAAAGTAGAGATTCTGGTAATACTGTACTTTCTAAAAAGTTTCCTGGAGGTAATATTAACATTGTAGGTTCAAATTCACCTGCAGGACTAGCTTCTAGACCAATACGAATACTTTTATGCGATGAGGTTGATAGATATGAAACATCTGCAGGAGCAGAAGGTGATCCTATTAATCTAGCTATAAAACGTACAACTACTTTCTGGAATAGAAAAGTATTTATTACATCGACTCCAACAATTAAAGGATTATCACGTATAGAAGTAGCTTTTGAAGAATCAGATAAACGTTATTATCATGTACCTTGTCCACATTGTGCTACATTACAAGTCTTAGAATGGGAACAAATACATTGGGAAAAATCTAAACCTGAAACTGCAGAATATACATGTAAACATTGTGAAACAGTAATACCTGAATCAAAGAAAATGTGGATGTTACAAAATGGACAATGGATTGCAGAAAATGAAACTAAAAAAGTGGCAGGTTTTCATATATCTGAACTTTATAGCCCATGGAGAACTTGGGTAGATATGGCTGTAGATTTTTATAATGTTAAGAATCAACCTGAAATGCTTAAAACTTGGGTTAATACAGCATTGGGTAGAACATTTGATGATCCAGGAGAAAGTATTGAATATGGTGGATTATTAGATAAACGTGAAACTTATGATCATGAAACAATTCCTAATGAAGTATTGTTATTAACTTGTGGCGTTGACGTACAAGGTGATCGTTTAGAAGCACAAGTTGTAGGTTGGTCCCATAACAATGAATGTTGGGTTATTGATTATAAAGTTATATTTGGTGATCCTTCTTCTACTCATGTTTGGAGAGACTTAGATCAATACTTGTTAAATTCATTTACAAGAGAAGATGATAAGATTTTAAAAATAGTTTCAACATGTATTGACTCAGGTGGTCATCATACACAACAAGTTTATGCTTATACTTCAAAAAGAGTACATAGAAAGATATTTGCAATCAAAGGTTCATCACAAACACAAAAACCGATTGCAGGTAGACCTTCATTTGTAGGTCGATCAAAACATGTTTTATATCCTGTAGGAACAGATACAGCTAAAGAAGTTATTTACTCAAGAATAAAAGCAGAAAATGCAACAATACATTTTCCTGCTACAGTAGATGAAGAATACTTTAAACAATTAACATCAGAAAAAAGAGTTGTTAAATATGTTAAAGGTGCTAAAAAGTTTCAATGGGTTAAGAAAACAAGAAACAATGAAGCGTTAGATACATTAGTTTATGCATTTGCTGCAGTATATATATTGCAACCTAACTATGATCGTATTGAAGCATTAATCAAACAAAATAAATCAACACAAAAAGAACATGGTAAAGATGTTGTTAAAAGAAGACCAAGACAAACTGGTTGGATTAATAGTTGGAAATAAATCATATAAAAGTGTATACAAATGTATATTATTTTAGTAGAATATTTCTATCTTAAATAAATATAAGGAGTTAATAAGATGGATAAACACGAAATATATAAAAAATACAGAAGCCAATTTATTGGTTATATTGTATTGCAACAACATTTTAATAATGAAAAACAATTAAGCAAAACTGATATTCAAAGTTTAGTTAATTTATCGCATGAATTATATCGCTCAAAAGATTATTCTTTGCGTGTTGGTTGGGGAAAAGATACTACGTATGGAATTAATAAAGCATTAGCCGTAAAATATACAGGTGCTTATATGGGTAATTACTGGGCTAGATATTGCAATTTAAATAGAAAAATAGGATTGTTATATATTAATTCTGATGATTATGGTCCAGAAAATGTTTATGTTAGCTTAGCTGATTCAGGGCTAGAAAGAATTACAAAACAAATGTATAAAAAATTAGAAAATCTTTATAAAAATAAAACAACAGTTGCAGCATGATAGGTGACATAAAAAAATTAAACCGATATTATCAAATATATCGGTTTATTAATAAAGCAAGTGATGAAAAGAAAATGTCTTACTTGCAGTTTAGAGCTAATTTTATACAAGAAGAATTAGACGAATTATTTACAGCAATTGATAATAATGAATCAGATGAAGTAGTAGATGCTTTTATAGATATTATTGTTATTGCATTAGGAACATTAGATGCTTTTAATGTAGATATTAAAAAAGCATGGAAACGTGTACATTATGCAAATATGCAAAAAGAGATTGGTGTAAAAGATACAAGACCAAATCCATTAGGATTACCTGATCTTGTTAAACCAAAAGATTGGCAAGCACCACAACATTTTGATAATATAGGTAAACTAGATTTTTTAGATAAGGAGTAAATTATGAAATTTGATGAGGGTAAAGCTCCATTAGCTTTAATTCCACCTGAAGCATTATTAGAAATAGCAGAAGTATTTGGTTTTGGTGCTGAAAAATATGGTACAAATAATTGGCGAGATGATGGTTATAAAACAAGTAAATTACGTACATATTCTTCTATACAAAGACATTTAAATGCATGGCTTTCAGGAAAAGATCTTGATAAAGAATCTGGTAAATCTCATTTATCACACGCTGTAACACAATTAATTATTTTAATGATTCATTGTATAGATCATCCAGAATTAGATGATAGGTATAAAAAATGAATGTATCAGATATACGTAGTACATTACAAACAATGTATGATAAAAACCAATTTATTACTGATAAAACAGGTTGTAAAACAATACAAATATTAGGAGCGAGTTTTATAGCTGATGAACCTACAATATTTGGTAAAGTTAATCAAGAATATATTGATGCAGAAATAAACTGGTATAAATTAGGATCAACTAATATACATGATATAGACTATGATCCAACTCCTGCTGCATGGCAATATACAGCAGATAACAATGGAGAAATTAATTCAAATTACGGAAGATTGATAAACTCCCCATTATATTTTAATCAATATAATAATGCTAAAGAAGAATTACAACGTAATAGTAATTCAAGAAGAGCAACTATGGTCTATACAAGACCTAGTATATGGGAAGAATATCAAGATAACGGCAAGAACGATTTTATCTGCACTAATGCAGTTAGCTTTTATATTAACTCCTTATCCTCACAAGTTGATTGTGTGGTGCAGATGAGGTCTAATGATGCTGTTTATGGTTATAAAAATGATTATGCTTGGCATCAGTATGTATTAGATAGATTAAGTAATGATTTAGGCTATGATTCAGGTTTAATTTATTGGCAGGTACAAAATTTACATATTTATGAAAGACATTTCAAATATTTGGAAAGATAGATATTTAAATCTTGCAAAAGAAATATCTACATGGAGTAAAGATCCATCTACACAAATTGGTTGTGTAGCAATAGGTAATAAAGGCCAAGTATTATCACAAGGATATAATGGATTTCCAAGATATTTTGATGATCATAAAGATCTATATAAAGACAGAGAAATTAAATATAAATATATAGTACATGCAGAAATGAATTGTATTTACCATGCAACATTAAATGGTATATCATTAGAAGGTGCAAAACTGTTTGTTTATGGTTTAGGAGTATGCCATGAATGCGCAAAAGGTATTGTACAAGTTGGAATAAAAGAAGTTTTTGCTTCTTGTGACCAAAATAAATCAAAAAGATGGCAAGAGAGTTTTAACTATACAAAAAATATTTTTAAAAAATCGGGAGTAAAATATGAAGAGGTGTATCACAAATCCATTAGCTAATATTCCAGTTAATGTAAAATCACATAGTTTTGGTTGGGCAAAACAATGGGCAGAATTATTAAATGCAGATATTGATCATAAATGTTCAAATAATCTAAATACATATGATATTGTATATATTGATCATGGTGTAAATTTTACAGGATCATTAAATTTATTTGGTGGTTTAAGTGAAGATATTTTCAACAAATTTAACAACTTAATGACTTGTAAAAAAATAATTTCTTTAGATCATGAAATGCCAGATTATGGTGCAATGTTTTTACAAAGATTGCATGCTAAGTCTACATTCAGTAAAATTAATTTAGATTGGTGCCTTAAAGTATCAAGATTATGTAGATCTATAGATAAAATAAATATAAATGATATAGATTATGAAGGAATAACAATAGGAGATAGTCATTCTATTGCATTTTCTAAGAAAAAAGACTTAATTATAAAAATGGATGGCAAAACATTATATGGACAACTAGGTATTCCTTTTATTAATTATTTAGATGATATAAATTTAGATAAAGTTAAAAGAATAACTATGTGTTTTGGATCTATTGATGTTCGTCATCATATATTAAGAAAAAAAATTGATGTTACAGCATTACTTTTACCTTATATAGAAAAATGCAAAGAATTACAATATATAACTAATATACCTGTTGAGATAGCTGTACCAGTACCAGTAGAATATGAGGATCGTAGAATTCCTAAAACAGGTTATTATAAAGGACAACCTTTTTATGGTTCTCTTCAAGAAAGACAAAATATTACCGCTTTTATTATCAAGTTATTAAAAGATACTCATGATAAAGTAATTACCCCTCCAATGAGTTGGTATTTTATGGATCCTAAAGAATATGCTAAAACTAAAATGGAATTAAATAGTAGCGTTCATATTGCTCCTATAAATTATAGAAGAAATAACTGGGGTATAAATGTATAGTATTACTAATAAAGTTAAAAATAATATTGAAGAATATATTTTATTTTTAGAAAACTATGATACAAGAAAAGATGTATATATTGCAAATAATCCACATTTATTTTCACATAGATTACATTGGGATGAGCATCCATTTTGTTATGAAATAAGAAAAAAATATGATATTAATTCTGTTGAAAATATAAAAAAAATATTAGAAACATGTTTAGTATTTTCATTTTCAAATGAACACTACCAAACTTTTATTAATTTTATGAAATATGGTAATGATTATTTTAAAACTAATAACGTGTTTTGTAGAAGTGATTTATATGAACTATATCTACCAAAAAATATGAAAATGAAAGAAGCTTTTATTGAATGTCAATTAAATACTGATTACTTAGCAAATAGAATTTATAAAAGATATAAAAAAAGAAAGTATACAATTATGGAACTTACAAGAATATTAGATGAAAATTATAAAAAAAAGGGATATATAAGATGGGGTTATATTGCTAAAAATGCTTGTAGATATTTTGCAATGTCTTATCCTGATATAGTTGATCCTGAATCTCAAGTAACAGGAGGTCCTGGGCATTATGAAGGATTAGCATATATATTTGAATATCCACAAATAAGACATGGTATTAAAATAACCGCTAGATTAGAAAATGGTAATTTAATACCAGATAGAAATAATTTAATAGGTGATTGGTTTTGTATGATGGGTTATTTGCAAAGTGAAACAAAAAATATATTTAAAAGGCATAATTGGTTGAATAACGAAGATAAAGTTTGCTTTTTTAATAAATATATAAATTTAAAAAAAGGTTATAGACAGGTTAAAAGAAAAAATATTGATATGAAAAATATAATTGGAAATAATTTTGTTTTATGAGTCATAATAATCATATATTAGATGGTATTAATAAAGATCTTATATTAGATAATTATAATTATAGTCAAACATATTATTTAAATTTAGTTAAAAATTGGAAAGATCCATATAAAAAACCAATTATAAAAAATCATGAAGGTATTAGAGTTGTACGTGAAGATTTAATTACAGGTACTAAAGTGCGTGGTGCAAGTGCTTTAATAAGTAATATAGAAAATGATATATTAGTATATGTACAACCTCGTGTAGGTTTAGCAGGTGTTAGTTTATTAGATGTAGCAGAAAAATACAATAAGAAAGTTGTATTATTTATGCCTTCTAGCAAAAAAATATCAGATCATCAAGCTTGTTGTATTGAACGAGGTGCACAACCTATTTTTCATAGAATTGCTGCAATGCCAAATTTAAATAAAATAGCACAACAATGGGCAAAAGATAATAATGCATATTTTATTCCTTTAGGCTTAAAACATGAATTAGTAACAGCAGGTATTATTAAAACAGCTTTAAAAATACAATCACCAGAAAAATGTTATATTGCTATATCAACAGGTGTTTTATCAAGGGCTTTACAAATTGCATGGCCACAAACTAAATTTATAAGTATTGCTGTATCAAGAAATCTTAAAGATGGCGAGCTTGGTAGATCAGATGTTGTTTCTGAACCTTTAGTATTTCAAAAAGCAGAAAAAGATAATAATCTTCCTCCATTTCCTACTGTACCTACATATGATGGTAAAGTTTGGAAGTATATTCCTAAAAATACAAATGAAGATATTTTATTTTGGAATGTTGGAGCAGAACCAGAATTAATAAATAAAAATTTATATAAATCAATTAATAGTTATAGGAACTGGAATGAAACTTACTAAATATTATGATGAATTCTTAAGATATTATGAATTAGCTAAAACACAACAAGAACTTTGTAATCTTGGTAATGTAAAACATATTGATTCAAATATTGGTGATGATTTAATGGAACACGTTGAATTATATGATGTTGTAGAAAGAAAATATGCTGGTTTTAGTCAAATTGTTAATGATATATTTTATCAGAAAACACAAGAACATCCTTATATTAAAAAAATACAAAATAATACTGCTACAAAACAAAGACAAGAAATTGTAAATAATTGGAATGGTATATCACATGATATTGTAACTTGGTTATATATTTTTTTATTGCATAGATTAACAGGATCTGCTATAAATTATGGTCAAAAGCCTTCTGGATATCACAATACTCTATTATTTGATATGCATCAATGTAGAGATATTCAAGATATAAAACAATTAATTAAAACAACTAAAAGAACATTTTATACATCTGTTGGTTATCAATTTCCAAGATTTCCTAAACCTACACATGAATATAAAAGAGGTGGTGATTATTTTTTATGTGAATATGCAGATAAATTAGCTGAAGATGTTGCAAATTTTATAGAAAATAAAAATAATGTAGATTTTAGAGAATTAGGTAATTTTATGTTTGACTGGAATAATAATAAAGGTTTAGTTAAATATAAATTTCAATATGCAGCTTTTTTAGCAGATATTGCAGATTGGTTTCCTAAATATATAAATAAAGAAAGTTATTTTTATTATGGAAGTAATGCTATTGAATGTATTTCTTATTTAGCTAAACCTGATAAAAAAATAAAAAAAGAATTACATTTAGATTTAATTATGGATCGTATTTATAAAGATACAAACTCTTTTCCTTATAATGCAGAAGATGTTTGTTGTGATTTTATTAGATGGGTTGAAAATTATATTAAACCTGGTAATGACTACGATCATCTTGATATGGATCATATTTGGTCTAGTTGTAATATTATAGATCATCCTAAAGGTAGACAGAAAAAAATGTTAGATTTAAATTTAGTACAATCATTTAATGATTTAAATTATCATCCAAGTGATTTTAGAATATTAAATAATGCTAATATTAATGAAAAAGAGTACAAAAAATTAATCTTATCAAGTTGTTAATAAAATAAGAATTGCTGTATAAATAACTAAAAAATAGTTTTAAAATAAAAAAAACGCAATTTTTATTTATGGCCAATAAATTTGATAGTACAAACTATCCTACATCAGAACCTAATGAGTTGCAGTTAGGAGATTTTTGGGCGTGGAAGCGAACAGACTTATCCACGGATTACCCTACTGCATCTTATAGCTTATCTTATGAATTCAATTTAGTTGACGGTTCAACTGCAGCTAATTTTACGTTAACTGCAACAGAATCTAATGATGAATATATTATTGAAACTAGTAATACAACATCATATACAGCAGGTGAATATAATTGGGTTGCATATATAACTAGGTCTTCTGATTCTGCAAGAATTAAATTAACAGAAGGTTTTACAGAAATACAAGAAAACTATGCAACAACTACATCTTCTGTTAGATCACATGCAAAAAAAGTTTTAGATGCGATTGAAGCTGTAATAGAAAATAGAGCGACAATGGATCAAAGTTCAATGAGTATTGCTGGTAGATCTTTGTCAAGATTAACTATTGATGAATTATTACAGTTTAGAGATAGATATAAAGCTGAATATTTAAAAGAAGTTAAGAAAGCAAGAATTAAAAATAAAAAAGATTCCGGTAATACAATTAAAATTAGGTTTTAAATATGGCTTGGTATGACAAACTATTAAGAAGAGATAACAAAAAAGTACGTAAAACTCCTATGTATAGAAAATACGCAGGAGCAAGTACAGGTAGACTATTTGAAGACTTTAGAGCTTCTAGTACATCAGCAGATGCTGAAATAAAAAATCAATTAAGAATTCTAAGAGAAAGAAGTAGAGATCTTGCAAGAAATGATTCTTTTGTTGCTAGATATCTTAATCTTATGGTTTCTAATATTATTGGTTCAAATGGAATTAGATTGGGTGTAAAAGCGAGAAATACAGATGGTGCATTAGATATTATTGGTAATAAGGTTATTGAAACTGAATTTGCTAAATGGTCAAGAATGGGTAACTGTACATTAAATGGTAGACAATCTTTTATTGATTGTCAAAAGTTATTTGTTGAATCATTAGCAAGAGATGGTGAAGTTTTAGTAAGACATGTACAAACAGGAAGTTCAAAATATGGTTATAAGATACAATTTTTAGAAGCTGATCATCTAGACGAAACTAAAAATGAAGTCAACCCGAAAACAAAAAATAGAATAAAAATGGGCGTTGAGGTTGATAAAAATGATAAACCTGTTGCATATTGGTTATTTAAAAATCATCCATATGATAATACTTATATGTCACCTAAAGAACATATAAGAGTCCCTGCTGAAGAAATAATACATGCATATTTACCTACAAGAGCTGAACAAAATAGAGGTGTTCCTTTTACAGCTGCAGCTATGCCAAATATTAAAATGCTTAATGGTTATTTAGAAGCAGAAATAACAGCCGCTCGTGTATCAGCATCTAAAATGGGATTTTTTACTTCACCAGACGGTGATGGATATGTCGGTGATGATTTAGAAGACGTATATACTCCTATTATGGAGGCACAAGCTGGTTCATTTGAACAATTGCCTGCAGGTATGGATTTTAAATCTTTTGATCCAGATCATCCAAGTACAGCTTTTTCTGCATTTACAACAAGCGTTTTAAGAAGTATTGCATCAGGTTTAAATATTTCTTATCATGCTTTAACAAATGACTTATCTTCTGTTAATTACAGTTCATTAAGAGCTGGAGCTTTAGAAGACAGAGAAATGTACAAACTATATCAAAAATTTGTTATTGATCATTTTATGCAACCAGTATATGAAAAATGGTTAGAAATGTCAATTTCTGTAGGAGCTATTGTTATGAATCCTGCAAATAATATACCTTTACCTATGAGCAAATATGATAAATTTGCAGATAATACAATATTTATAGGTAGATCATTTCAATGGGTTGATCCACAAAAAGAAATGAGTGCATCAATTAGTGGTATGCAATCTGGTTTAGTTACATATCAAGATGTACAAGCTAACTATGGTAGAGATGTTGAAGAATTATTTGAACAACATGAAAGAGAACAAAAACTTGCAGAACAATATGGAATTAAAACTGCTTTCCAACCGTTTGGTGTTAAATTACCAGTAGAACCTGATATACAAGGTGGTGATGACGATGCCTAGACCAAATGATGGAATGAAAACAGAAGCACAAAGAGGCTTAGATTGGCGTGAAGAGTTTGGAAGAGGCGGTACAAGAGTTGGTGCTACAAGAGCTAGACAAATTGTAGCAAATGAAAATCTATCGGATGATACCGTTAAAAGAATGTATAGTTTTTTTAGTAGACATGAAGTAGATAAACAAGCTGAAGGTTTTAGTCCTGGTGAGGATGGCTATCCTTCTAATGGCAGAATAGCTTGGGCATTATGGGGAGGAGATGCAGGTTATTCTTGGTCAAAAAGATTAGTGGAAAAAATGAAAAAAGAAGAAGAAAGACAAACAAGTTTTGATTCGCAAGAATCAGAAAAACATCCTTTATCTATAAATAAAGAGGAGAATGCTATGAATAAAGAAGATAGACACATCC